TGTCATCCATGCGGAAAAATCCGAAATGGCCTTTAGAGCCCCTGGCAAAATAGCCGGAGGCATCCATGTTGCCGTTCTGCGGGTCCAGGTAGCGGACCACTCCGCCAGACTTCTCCGCGATAAATACGTGGGCGGTCGGCGGCCGGCCTTTCCACTTGATGTAAATGCCGTAACGGGCTCCGTCTGGGGCCGCCGCCAGCTCCCGCTTCACAGCGGCCTCCGTCAAATTGAAGGTGTAGCTGGTGGGCTGCCCAGCGGCATCCACGAAGCACTCCGAGCCCCAGAAGATCTGATTGCCAGACCGGGGCTTCGGTTTTGCTATGACATTGTAGCCCCTCCGCCGGAGCTCGAAGGTCTGCACACACCTTTGGCAGTTCACCCGGTAGCCCTGGGCGGAAGAGAAATTCGGGTTTGCCCCGGTGATGGCGGTATCCAGGCCAATAGGAGCCCCTTTTTTCGCCCCGACCGCCTGTTCTACTGAGTCCATTATACCAGGTCCGCTCTGCGCTGCAACCCCCGATTTTATATGCCCATTCTTCCATTCCTCGAAGGTGGTTCCGGCCGGGACCTTGCCGGTGGTGCCGTCCTCGTTCCGCACCCAGCGTTCGCCGATGCCCGCCATGTCCTCGTAGTATGGGGCCGTGCAGCACCGGCACCAGGGATGAAACGGCGGAGCCGTGACCCCCACCTGGTACTCCGACATTTTGAACACTTTTCCGTCCAGCGCCCCGCACAGCTCACAGGTATCATGGTCGAAAGACGCCACGAGCACATATCGCTCCACCCCCAGGGAGGTGAAGCAGTCTTTCTGCGCCGCGCTGGAGAAATAGGCGCTCTCGGTCATCACCAGGCGGCCCGCCTTGGAGCGGGAGACTTCAAACTGCTTGGAGATCGCCGAAATCGCCCGGTCCGCGCTTTCACCCCGGACAATCATCTGAGTGAGCTGCGTGTTCACGCTATTTACCAGGCTCTGCTTGTTGGTCCAGCAGCGATCCCGAAATGTCTGGCCGTCGGTAGTCCAGGGCCGGGATAGGACCTTCTGGATCGCGCTCTCGTTGATGGCCTGCATGGTCCACCCCACACCAAGCCCCCGCTGTATCTCGTAGGCCGTGTGGTAGAAGCTGCCGGTGTAGGTCTGCCGGGCGGCCGCATCCAGCGCGTCGAGCTGGTTGGAGTATAGGAGCTCGGCTTGCTGCTGGAGCTGGATTTTCAAAGCGTCCAGGCGGGAGATGTGCACCCTGGCGCTGGCGTTCTCCAGCTCTTTCATCCAGGCCCCGGTGAGCGCATTTTCCTCGCCGTGCTTGATGTACTCTTCCACGGTCCACCGGAACTCCGCCAGTTCGTTGCTGTTCAGGAGCTTCCGGGCTTCCGCCAGGGAAATTTCATTGTTGTCGGCAAAGCGCTGATACCAGGCGGAGAGCTGCCGCTCGATCTCGGCTTCCGCCGCTCGGAACTGTTCATCCAGGTTTTCGACGTAGGCATAGGACTGGTCGAGCAGCGCGTCCTCCATGTTCTTCATGCGCCGGGCCCAATAGTCCCCGTTTCGCCGAAGATTACTCGTTGCCATCGTCACCACCGCCGTCCGCATTCATCGGGCCGCCGGAGCCCCCGGAGCCCTGCCGGTTGGCAAGGAAAGCGGCCTGGTACGGATCTGCCATAGCCTCTTCCTTTTCCTTCTTGATGCGCTGGAGCTCTTGCTCCGGGTCAGTGACCCAGGGGTGCATCTTCACGATGGTCTCATCGGAAAGGATACCCACGGAAGCCTTGCAGTTGTTGATGGCCTCGGTCTCGTTGATGAGCACGTCCCGGTCAAAAATGACCTTGACCTCCGTGCCCTCGAAATCCCCTTTCCCGGTATTGGCGAGGTGCCGGTTTACGAACCACAGGAGCTCCTCCATAGCGGCCTGGAACTCGGTTTCTATACCGTTGGCGTCCAGGTCGATGTCGGAATACATCGACTGAATATTCATCTGGTTCGGGTTCCCGCTCATGCGGTCATCCTTGGCGTCGTAGCCCCTGGCGTTTTCGATGATGGCGTCCTTCAGGATGGAGAGCAGCGTCTTGTAGTTCTCGGAGTTGACCTCGATCTGCAGGGTGTCCACGCCGCCCTCGGAGCCCTCGAAGGACCGGACCTTGATGATACCATAGGTGGCGAGGTTGGCCCGGACACGGCCCAGGTCCTCCCCGTCGTAGTTCTTGATGACAAGGATGGTGCTGTGCACGTCCTCTTCCATCTGGTTGGCGAAGTTGGAAACGATGCTGTTGTAGGCGTCCTGCAGACACTTCACCTTGGACAGCAGCGGGATCTCATGCTGGGAGGATTTGAAGCACACCAGGGGGATGCGCTCCCAGTTATACCCCGTTTCCTCTCCGGTCTCCGGGTCGGGCGCGGTGATGTAGGGCCCGGACCGGGCCTCCGGGTCCGGCTCCAGGGTGCCGTCATCCCGAAGAATGAAGCAGTCCACCCCGCCGCCGTGCATGACCTCCGCCTTTACGACGTCCTTCGCCACTTCCGTTTCGTCGTACTCCAGGACAGCATAGACATGGACCGCCGCGTCCAGGACCGTGTGGTCGGCATCCGCCCAGAAAGGCAGGACCTCGTCAGCCGGGAAGCGCTTAAAAGCCAGCTCTCCGCCCTCGTAGTACGGAAACAGCCAGCACTTCCCGCCGATCCATGCGCCCTCCCCCACGTTCCGCATTACCCGGCGGAACTTGGGCCCCAGCACGGAGTTCAGGGCTTTCGCATACCCTTTGTCCTCCGTGTCGAAAGAAAATGGCCGTCCAAAAGAATAGTTCGTCTTTTGGTCGACCATCTTGGCGTAGATGTTATTGACAAGCCGGTTGTTGGGGAGGTGGTCCAGGACCTTGATGTGCCCGTCATCGTCCAGCGCGACCCGGCGGCGGTGAAGCACGTCCTGGGCCCCGTCATAGTACGCCTCCGCCGCCAGCTGCCGCTTCCGCGCCGGAGAGTGCAGCCAGGCCCTGATTTCCAGCTCCAAGAAGCGCTTGTCGGTCATGCCCTGCTGAAAATTCGTTGCTGTGCGGGCCAGACAGTCGCCCCGCAGATTAAGCACCACCACGGCGCACCACCTCCTTCTCCCGCATTCCGCAGGCCGTATTAAATCCAATGGCCGGGGCCTTGCTCTTTTCCAGAGTAAGAGATTGCCCCGGAAGCTCCACCTCAATCCGCAGGGTGCGGTATGGCAGCTTCTCCGCCCACTGTTCAATTTCCCCTAACACATATTGCTGCTCAAACATAATGCGCCTCCCGCTCCACGGGGCCGATGCTGAAAATGTCCGGCCCGAATACCTTGTGGACGAAGTAGCGCACATCGTCCATAGCGTGGTCGTTTTCTTTGATGGGCCGGTCAACGCCCGCCTTTTCGTCCCAGCGGTAGAGCTGGAACTCCCGGATACAGTCCTGGCAGCCCTCACAGAAGAAAATCTCCCCCGTTTTAAGCCTGGTGGCGACGTTGCGAATACCATCCAGGACAGAGTTAGAGGCTTTCTCCACATAGAACCGGCCGTGCCGCCGGATGGCCTCTATGAAGCTGGCGGCCGACGGGTCCACGATGACCGCCCGGATCGGCAGGCCCCCGGCCAGCTTCTCCAGCTCGGCGTAGTATTCCTCGTCCGTCAGCTGGCGGCCCACCTTCCGGCTGTCGTAGTAGTACTCCCGAATGCGATACCATTTCCCCTGGGCCTTGCCCCAAAGCCCCATGCTGGTGGGGTTGGCGGTGCCGTAGTCCACGGAGATATAATACCGCTCGTATGGCCGGGGCTTATCCGGCACCACATGAAAATCCCGGTTGAACATGGTGTAGATCAGCCCCTCGGCCACCACCCACAGCCCCAGGATATAGCGGTCGTAAAACACCCCGGAAAACTGCCGTTCATAGCGGGCCCGGACCTCCGGGGCCAGCGCCGGGTTATCGTCCATAGTGAAGTGAAGGTGAAGCGCGTTCATCTTCTTCGGGTTGTCGCCCTCGATCCAGTTTTTATAAAACCAGTGTTCAGGGCCTTCCGGGTTGCAGTTGAACCATATCTTGCTCCCCTTGATGGAGCACCGGGCAAGGGCCTGTTCCACGAAGGACCGGGGCATGAGCACCACCTCGTCCAGCAGGGCCCCGGCCAGGGTAATGCCCTGGATCAGCATATAGGAGCTCTCGTCCCGGCCGCCGAACAGGAAGTAGGTGTTCTCCCGCCCCAGGCCGTCTGAAATAATCAGCTTGTTTTCTGACCGGCGCTCCACGATAGTCAGCTCCGGCGGCACCCAATCCCGGAGGTTCAGGACCACGTTGCGCCGCAGGCTCTCGATGGTCTTGCCGCACAAAGCGAACCGCTCCCCGTTGAAAGTCGCCATGCTCCAGAGGATGAACCCGACGGTCATGCACACCGTTTTGCCGGACCTGATGGAGCCATCACACAGAAGGACGTCCCGGCCACGGAAGCGGGGCTGCTGCCACCAAAGCATAGCCAGCTTCTGGCGTTTACTCAACTTCTGGTAGATCATCCGTGTCAACCTCTTCCGTCTGCATGATGGCCTCCAGCAGATTATTCTTGACCCCAGAGGCGGCGGCCCCGGTGAGCTGCTCCCGCTTGAAATCCAATTCTTCGTGGCGCAGTTTCAATTCGGCCTTCCGAATATCCAAGACAGGGCTCTCCCCTGCAGTATCCCGGATGAACTCCGCCGCCCTGACGTCGCCTTTCATAGCTTCCAGCATGATACCGGCAAGAAGCGCGTCCTGGTAGGTGGCGTCCTTCAGCTCGTAGCCGAAGGCGTCCAGCAGGGTCTTAACGGTCCCCATGAACGGGGTCCGCACGTTTGCCGGGATCTGCGTATTCAGCAGCATGGCCGCCGCCTGGCGCATGGCCCGCTTCCGCCGCCGGGAAGCCCCGGAGGCGGTGCCGCCCTTCTTGCCGTTCTCCGCTGCGTCCTCGCCGCTCTTGAACTGTGTGGCTTTGCCTCTCTTCAAGTTTTCCGCATTGGCCATACCACCACCTTCCTCCCGAAAGCGGGCCGCTCTGTCTATCGTCTATGATAAGTCTCCGGGTCCGCGATGTTGTAGGTGCACCAGGCACAGTCCCGGATGCAGTCCACGCATTCCGGGGGAATTGTGTCCGAATCGGACACCGGGACGCTGCCGCCCAGGGCCAGCAGCTCCTTCCGCTCCAGCCGGGGCCTATCCCATGACGGCTCCCAGGTGGCGCAGCGCTCGTCCTGCTCGGTCCCCTGGGCGATCCCGTTCTCCAGGTCCCGCACGGTTTCCACCAGCAGCCGGACCCCCACCGGGAAGATCGCCGCCCACAGGTCGTGGTAGCTCCACCCCGGCTGAATCCACACCAGCTCTTGGCGCAGGATGTCGCCGCCGTCGGTCTTATCAGTCAGCCGGTACACGGTCCCGCCGGAGACATAGTCCCCCATGTGGACCGCCCAGCGGACGGCGTCTTTCCCCCGGTGCCGGGGGAGCAGGGACGGGTGAAACCCAATCCCGCCATATCGGGCCCTGGACAGGCACTGCCCGGAAATCAGCCAGTGCGAGTGTGCGGCCACGATCAGCTCCGTCCCGTCCGGGATGAAGCTGGACACCAGGCTCTTGCAGTCTGTCACCAGCGGCAGGCCCTGAACGGCCGCGAAGCCGTGCAGCTTATCCTTCCGCTTCTGCGGCGGAGCCGGGGCCACGCCGACGATCTCATGCCCGGCCGCCAGCAGCGCCCGGCACACTTCTTTCCCAAAGGTCCTCTGACCGCAAAGAAAAATCTTCATCACTCCGCCTCCCCCACATACTTGAAGCCCTGCACCGCCCGGAAATGGCCCCCGTAGCCGGAGCCGATGCCCTTTTTGCCGTGCCGCACTCTGGAGTTCTGGATGGTCGCCGCCGACTTCGCCTTGTTCCCGCCGTAAAGCACAGCAGAGCACTGTGTCCACTTCGGGCTCCGGCGAAGAGCAGCGCACATCTGGGGATGACTTGTGTGGAAATAAAGCGGGTATTTATG